TGTACTCTGGGAAATATGCGTCATGAATGAGAAGGCGCGCGTGCTTGTATGCCTTGCGCTCCGATGCTGCGAGCAGTACGATTGCCGCCATGGATGCGGCGTCGCCTTCGATTGTGGCGGTTATCTTCTTACCGGTTGCGCGGAGCTTGTCTATGATCGCCCAGCCTTCCGATACGACGCCGCCCGGCGAGTTGATTCGCATGTCTATCGTGTCGTCGTTCTCTGGAATGCTCGCGATAAACTCGTCTATGCTGTTAAACGATACGCCGTCAAGGCCCATGAACTGCATGAACATGCGTTCTTCTTCGGGCATTATGGCGCTGTATACTTTCAGGATCATGTCTTCGCGTAGTTTTACGAAGGGCAAAATAAGCAAAAAGTGGCGCGTAGTGCGCCACTTTGTTTGTTTTTTCCACTATCAAAGTTTGATAGTTAGGCAGTTAGACGTTTTTCTCCATGCTTCGAAGTATTCGCCAGACGGTTGCCTCTGATATTACGTACCGGACCATCGCTTGGTGTACGCAGTAGTCCATTTTGTTTCCGTCGCCCTTGAGTTTCTGGACGAATCGGTAAATCTCGGCGTTCTTCCAGTCCTGGACCGTGATTCCGGCCATGGCGCACTCCTGCAGTACGCGTTCGTGCTTTTCTACAAGTTCGTATCGTTTCATGCTTTACTGGATTGTGCTTATTTCCTGGATCTTGTCGACTCTGCCCTTTACTCGGGTGATTTCGTCCACTCCGACGCGGAGATTTACATTTTTCATGCCTGCCGCTACGGCTGCCGCGAGGAATTCGTAACCTTCGCGCTGTCCGCCTGCCGCTGGGTTGAAGGCGACGCCTCCGCCGGCCTGGTTCAGGCTTGAAAGCAGCGGCCCGAACATCGCCGTGCTCCTGGCGTTCATTACGCTTTCGCCGTTGCTCAGTCTTGCCGGGATGCTGTCGCTGGTTGCTGTGCCCGGTCCGACTACCAGTCCGCCGCTTGCGAACTTTGCGCCCTTTACGGTCGAAATCGCCGAGGTCATTCCGCTGATGATCGTGGTGATTGTCGTCGCTATCGCTGCGAGGTTCGCCGGGAATGGGACGGACATCGCGGCGCTGATTCCCTTCGCGGTCGCCACTCCCGTCTCGATTGCTATCTGGGCGAGAGCGATTACCTTGGAAAGGCGGGCCAGCTCTCGGTTCTCTTCGCCGAAGGTCTGCAGCATGCCGGCGATGCTTCCGGCTACGGATGCGAAGGCGAGCGCGGTCTCTTCTGCGAGCTGTTGCTTCTCGAGCTCCTGAGCCTTTTGTTCTTCGAAGGCCGCCTTGCGCGCTTCCTGCTCTGCGAATATCGCGTCGAGGTTTGCCTGGAGGAGTTCGTTTGCTACGGCTTCCGCCTCGGCCTCCCACTCTTCGTCGAGCCTTGTCATTTCCTGCAGGTACTCTTCGCGGCGGAGCTTTATCAGTTCGTCGGTTCCTTCTTCCGCTTCGAGCCTCTTGATGTCCGCTTCAAGCTGTGCTGCGAGGAGCTCCTGTTGCAGCTGGTATTCCTTGAGGGATCCCTCTTCTACCAGTTTGAGCCTTGCCTCAATCTCTCGGGTCCTGATGTCCAGCGCGTGCTCCTGGGCCTGGGTCAATGCCTGAAGCTGTGCCTCGGCCGCAGCGATTTCGGCCTCGGCGGCTTCCTTGCGTGCCGCGGCCGCCGCTTGGTCTTCGGCTGCGATGGCTCTTTTCGCTTCTACCATTTGCGCGGTCAGTTCTCGGCTCTTATTGAAGTACGAAGTTTCGGCTTCACGCATGGCCGCGTACGAGCGCGCCAGTTCGTCGTTGTCTTCTTTGCTGTTTGCCGCCAGCTTGGATTTCTCCTGCAGGATCCTGTATTGCTCGCGCGCGTTCTCGAGCTCTCGTTTTGCCACGGCGTCCTCTTCTGCCAGGGCCTCCTGCAGGAAGGCGAGGCGTTCCTTCGCGCTGTATGTCGCCTTGTCTGCCGCCTTGGCTTTTAGCTCTGCAATCTTGAGCTGGCTGTCGGCGTTCTCCTGGATGACCTCGCGCTCTCGAAGCTGCAGGGCGATTTCGTCTTTGACAATCTGTTGCTCGGTCTTCATGGCTTCGTTTATCAGTCCGAGTTTATCAGCCCACCTGGTTAGAGTTTCCACGACCTTGGCGATTCCTTCCCCGAGCTTCTGCATTACTACCTGAAGCGCGCGTCCTCCGGCGTTCAAAGGCGCCATGGCTATTGTGACGGCGTTCATTGTAGCCTCGGAACTCTTCAAATTCTGGATTACTTTTTGAATTATGCTTACCAAAGCGCCCAGGATCGCGATGAGCGGCGTGCTAGAAATAGCCGTAAATCCGTTTTTTACAATGTTCATTGGGCCTTGAAGTCCGCCCATCGAGCCGCCCATGCGTGTGAAGGCCTCGACGAATCCGTTTGCGTAGTTTCCGACGTTGCGGTAAAAGCGCCCGGTCTGCTCTTCGGTGTTCTTAATGGTCGCGGTGGTGGCTTGGATCTGGCTTTTCAGTTTGAGGCCGACCTCCGACATGCGGTCCGCTTCCGAGAGCGAGTCGTATTGTTTCGTCAGGTTGCTCAGTTCGGCTCGTAGCGCGCGAAGGGATCCGGTCTGTTCGGTGTCCATTCTGATGTTGTTCTGGATCTCCTTGGATAACTCCTGAACTTGGCGGCTGTACGTCTTTGTGACCTCTTTGCTTTGCGCCATTGCTTTGTAGTAGTCGCTTTGCGAGATCTTGCCTTCCTGGTATGCCCTCGCCAGCTGCATCTGCTTTGCCTTCTGTTCGTCAATCAGGCGGTTGTACTGCGATATCGCTGTGACGGCTTTGTTGTTGTCCACGACTACCTCGAGGACCTTGGTGGTTGTATTGTCTGCCATATTACGGTAATTGTAAAAGTTCAACTTTGCAGAGGTCTGTCTTTGATGTCTGAATCTTCAGGATCGCGTAGTAGCGGCCGTATTGTCCGAGGTAGACCGGGCGCGTGGTGTTTAGCGTTGCGAGGTCTATCTCGTGCAGGCGGATGTTGACGCTTATCTGTACGGGTTTACGGATCAAGCTCTGATACGTCTCGAGGTATGCCGTCGCCGCCCATTTTCCGCTTAAGCTGTCCGGGAATATCAGGCCTCGGGTCTGTCCTTCGTACGTAAAACCGAAGATTCGCGGCTTGATGTCTATGTCCTCGACCTCAATGTAGTAATCCCCGTCTTCTGGGAATACGTCGCGGCATCGGTAATGGATCGCCTGGTCTCGTATACTTGCGGCAAACGGTAGCTTGAGCAGTTCCTTTGATTCGCTTGCGGTCTGGTCTTCCATTTCCAGCGTGATGTCCGGTGATACGGGCAGCGTGACGTCGGGCTCGTATTTTATCGTGTTCTTCTGTGCAAAGTCACTGAGCAAATATTGGAAGTCTTCGATTCCGTCTTGCATGTCCACCTTGTGAGTCCAGTCTACCGCTTGCGCCTTGTGCAGGATGTCGTCGTAGTGCTCCAGCACCAGTGTCCCGTTTGCGGTTCGTATTATAGCCCCGAACAATCCGAGGACGGCCTTTATGAATTCCATTTGTCCGATGTTCGGCAGGTTGTCGCTTATCGGAAAGAGATTCTGATGGTCCGTCTGTATTGTTTCATGCGGGCGTATCAAAGCGAACATGGGGCGCGTTGGGTCGTAGGCGCTGAAGCGGTAAGCTCCGTTATTGGAGAGCCCCATTATCTTTATAGAAAAATAATCGAACTCTTCGTCCATTCGCAGGTCGCTCTTCAAATCTACGATGGCGTCCATCAAATATCCGCCGTCCGTGGTTCTCGAAGGCGATAAAATATACGATTCGCCGCCGTGTTCCAAGCTGAAATAAAGGTCCGGTGTTGCTCCTGCAATCTTGAGGTTCAGGTAAAAGCGCAGCTCTTCCGACGGTCCTCTCTGGATCGTGTGGGTGGTCTCGAGGCTTCCGTCTCCTGGTGCGTCCCAGCCTGTCTGCCAATTTTGGAACCACCAATAACTACCGCTTCCCGAACTTGTGACCCATTTCAAACTCGAAGCCTGGGCGCCCGCTTCAAGTTCCATGGTAAGGCTCGGCTTGTGCGAGGGTGCTACGAGCAGGGCGTGCTTTCGCAGGGTGTCTGTGAGGTTGTTTCCTATCTCGTACGGAATGCCGGCGTTCTCAAATATTCGGGTCATTAGACCGTACAAGGTGACGCTTGGGTGCGGCGCTATATTTGGCGCGTTGTTCCATGCGCCGGATACATATCTAGCATAAAAGCAGTCGTCGGTGGTGTTTATCGTTGCGTATGCTGCGCCCTTCCATGGCAGCGTTGGAAGTCCGGTAAGGTCCGGCAGCTTGAGCTTTGCGTCGTTCCACTCTTTCAGGCCCTGGACTCGGCTCCATACCAGGGCGACCTCGTAGCTGTCCGCGCTGATGTTCAGCAGGTACGCCTGGGCCTGCCCGATGAGATTGATTCCGTTTCGGTAATACTCGGCCGTAAGGAATCGGCGAGCGCGGCTGGAGTCGTGCCCTGGTCTTCCTGGGTCGTCCAGGATCCTGGCGTTTCGTGTCGTCTTTGGGAGCTTGACGGTGTACGAATGCGAGAGGCTGATTTTGCCGATGTCGCCCAGGATGTTGCTTATGTACTCGAGCGTGATGTCTGTATCAGGCGCGAGGTCTACGTGCTGGCCTTCGATTATGAGTTCCCGTGTCATAGCTTTATTGTGTTACGCTCTGGCAGCTCGATTACGAACTCGAGCTCCTGGCGGTTCGGTGTGTTTCGCTTGATGCTGCGGCTGTATGATCCGGCCGCTACGTTTACGCGTTGCCATACGTAGTCCGTGCCGGCGAGGCGTCCTGTTCCAGCGTTGCCTCCGTCGACCTCGGTGTCCTGGTTTGCTCCGCTTTCGACGATGACGTCGCTCTTCGTCTTGGCGTTTCCGCCGTCGTATACGATGTCGACCTCGGTGTCCTCTTCCGCTACGTTCGGCAGGAGCCTCTCTACCAGTGGCGAGGTCGCCAGGTCGCAGAGGTCGTCGTATTCGTCGCGGCTCAGTCCTACGGCTCCCAGTATCAGCTCGCGTGCCTCTCTGTAATCCGTCTTCTGGCTGTTGTTATATGCGCTCGCCACGGGTGTGCTCGGGTCGTCCTCGTAGTACCTCGCGAAGTTGTTATCAATCGCCGAAGTGACGCGGATCTGCGAATTCTGGAAGAGCCAGTAGCTGACCTCGCCTCTGCGGTTCAGCCAGCGGAGATAGGTTCCGTCTTTGCAGTCGTCCGGCACGAGGGTGATTGTCCTGAACTCTTCCGGTATCTCGGCGCCTTTCTCGACGCGTTTCTTCCATGTCAGTCCGACGTTACGCATCGGGCGTCCTGGGAGTATCTTCGCGAGGCCGGCTGTGTCTCCGAGGGCCTGCAGGGTTCCTACGAGGTCGCATTCGTGGCATGGTCCGTCTCCTGTCACGTCCGGGTACACGTAGGCGTCCTCGAGTACAAAGGCCGATTCTCCGAGCGCGTCCGCCCAAAGGTTGAAGGTCTGCGGGAAGTTACGCCACAGGCGGCGCTGGGTGTGCTCGCCGTAAATCTCGCCCTGGTCGAGCGCTCCGTACATTCCCGTGATGTCGTTTACGTTCAGGATCTGCGTGGTCTGTCCGGTTTCGCTTACGTATGAAACGCGAAGGGAGAAGGCTTCCGTGAGGCTTTCTCCGATTTCGTAGTCTAGGCGCTGGAAAAGGTTGTCTACGTCAGGCGCGAGCAGCTGCATGATGCGGCTGATGTCGAAGCGTACGGCTCCGTCGTAGAAGGCGCGCGTCTCGGTATGCTGGCGGCCCGAGCCCACGTGGGTCAGCGTGACTGTTACCTTCGCGGAAGTGGGAGCGTTTCCGGTTACGCGTACCAGCTGCGGGGAGTACATGAAGGCGACGCTGTTCGGATATCCTATTGTCAAGGCCTGCCCGGTCGTCATAGTTGTTGTCGTTCTCATGCTTGTATCTGTGTGGGTTTGTTGATTATCAGTCTATCCGTTACAAGGACCGAGTACTGGTCCAGGATCCTGTCGCCGATGCGGTCGATGGTCTTCTGAAGCTCAGGCGAGTAGATATCCGCCCTTCCGCCTTCCCTGTATAGCTTCGAGCCCTTGTGGATTATCGTGTGGGCGACGGCCCATTGGTTCAGGTCGAGCCCGCGCTGGTCTATCCATTCGCCGATCAGGTCTGCAAACCATTTGGGCGTGCGCTTGGGCTTGCGGCTCCATGGGCGGCTTCCGGTCTCCAAGGTGGCGAAGGCCTGGCGTCCCGTCAGGACTCCGGAGTTTCCCTGGACGTTTACCTGCAGGGAATCTCGGGTCTTGCCGCTGACTACCTGGTCCGCCCGTTCCATGTTCGCGATGATCCGGGCGCGTAGGTCTTCCAGCTCTTCCAGCAGGATCTGTCTTATCTCTTCACTCAGCATATCTTTGGCATTTCGGTCGCGTTGAAGTCTAGGAGTACCCAGATAAGGTTTCCGTCCTGTGTATTGTATAAAACCTGGTATGTGAAGGACTCGATTTGCTTCCATTTATTCGTTGCGTTCATGCGCTTTATCAAATCGCGGCCCATGTCCAGCAGGCGCTCTACGGTCTCGAGGCTCTTTTCCGGATCCTGGTCGAACTTTACCGCGTCCGCGAATCCTACCTGAACGCGGCGGGTGCGCAGCTCCGTCTGCCAGTAGGGCGAGGCCGAGGTCAGCTCGGAACCTTCCGCCGTCTGGATGTGAAGGCAGGCCGGCATCTGTTTGTCCCTGCGCATCTTGTCGGTCCTGGTATTGAGATAATACGGCGTGCCATAGCAGTAATGGGGCGTTATCTCCGCCGCCAGTCGTTTGATTTCTCTGTCTGTGTTCATGGTTTATTTCTTTGATTGGCTCTTCGCCAGGTTCGTCCTTATCTTCTGGAGGCGCTTCTGGTATTCGCCTTCTTCGATGTCGTTCTTGCGGCACTGCCAAATGCGGAGCCATGGTGTGTTGAAGGCGTCGTCGTGGTCGTGGATTCCCATGCGCCTTGCGTACCAGTCCGCGAGGCCGAACATGCCGAAGTTGAGCCCTTCGATGCCTGCCATTACCTCTGCCGGCTCCGGGTCTCTCGATATCGACTTGAAAAGTCCGGCGATTCGGTCCTGTTCCTTGACTACCATGTTACGCAGTCCGAGCATCTCCATGGCGGGCGCCTTCGCGGCCCATTCTTCGTCCTTCCCCAGGAGCACGACGGCAATCGCGGCAAATACGCCCTTTTCAGCCCCGATCGCTTCTAACTGGATAAGTTGTCCCAGTGTGATGTCGTTAAGGTCTTGTGGGGCATCCTGGAGGCCAACACGGGCAGGTGGCGCGATTTCTTTCAGCGCGGCTATCTGGTCCGCCTCGAGGAAGGGCTCCCAGTGTAGCACGTCGGCCACGGTTTTCATCTTGAATCTCTTTTGCATTATCTTTTCAATTTACCGGATTTGACTGTGGTGTTGCGTGGTGGGCGGAAGTCTGCGAGCTGTCCGAATACTCCGTAGCGGAAGGCGTCCATGGCGTGGTCGTAGTCCTTGATCGGGTGGTTGAGCTTGTTGCCGTCGCGGTCGGTTGCCCAGAGGTAATTGCGGAACTCGTGGATCATGTTCGTGGACTCCTTCGTAACCATGAGCTCCCAGCCCTGCAGCCAGTTCACCTGGAAGGTTATCTCCTTGCCCTTGTAGGAAGGAAAGACGTTGAAGCCGGCGAGCTTGATTTCCGCGTTCGCCTTCGGCTCCGCGCAGTCAGCATAGAGGCGAGGTCCACCCTTCGGGAAGCCGTGCCTCTCGAGCGCATCGATGATGTCCTTGTTGAACATCCCGAGGCCGTAGAACATCTCGTCCAGGTAGAGGCGCTTGCGCCTGACGTCTGCCCATATATCCACGCCTGCCGTCTTGCTGTTGCTGAATCCGTAGTCAAGGCCACCGATCCTGATGAGGCCGTGCGTGTCGGGAAGCTCGTCAATCTGAGTGAAGTCATAGATCACGCCCTCAAGCTGGCCAGTGAGGCCAAGGCCATAGACGCGCCACCAGTTGGCGTTCTTCTTTCCCTTCTCGATGTCCTCGATCTGTCCGGGTGTAAGGAAGCGGTTATCCTTGTAAGTGCTGACGATGGTGCGGAAGCGGGAGTCAGTGGCGAGTTCGCTGTGTGCCCAGAACTCGTGTGTTGGGTTGTAGTCGACGATGACGAAGTCTCTGGTGCGGAGCATGAGCTGGTTGGCCGTCTCCCATCTGATGTTCTGCCCTTCATTGATGAAGAGGATGTCACGCGAAGGTCCGTGCACCTTGCCAGGGCTGTCAGCGGAGAAGAACTCGATGATCGTGCCGTTCGCGAAGGTCATTGTTCGGTCCGAGCTGTTCCACCGCTTGTCATCCTTGAGGCTTCCGGCGATGAAGCCCTCGTTGCTCAGGATTTCCTCGAAGTCGCGGATGGCGCCCTTCTTGAGGTGCGGCAGGGTCTCGCTGACTACGGAGATAACGAGCTTCTTGACGGCGCTCACGGCAAGGAAGAAGAGGAATTGAAGCGCCGAGTAGGTCTTGGTGCTTCGGGTCCCTCCGCGAGAATCAACACCGCGACAGCCCTGGTGGTATGCCAGGGCTATCTCATCGAATACTCGCGTGGTCTCCATTCCTTTCCTCCTCCTTCGTTGTTGTTATCTCTGCGCCTTGCCCTCCGCGATGTCCTTCAGGATCGCAGGAGTGCTGCCACCCGCCACGTTGATGTTGAGTTGGAAGCCATCGCCGCTGATGTTGTGGTCCGTGCTCTGTCGCGGCTTGCCGAAGAGACGGTCGCAGATATCCATTAGCGCGAGGAAGCCGTTCTTGCCCATGAGAGCGCGGATGCAGATCTGAAGCGCGAAGCCGCACTCCGGCAGCTCCTCTCTGCCCTTGTTGAGTACTTCCGTCGCTTCCTTGACGTCGCGGGTCCTGATTGCGGACCACAAGACGTTGTACATCATTGCCTGCGCATCCTTCGGCATGTCTTGGATCACGTTCATAATGAGCGGAGGGCGGCCGTGAGGGTTGGTCACTTCCCCCTTCTTGAAGCGATTGCCATTCTTGAGATTGGCAAGGCTGTTGGGATGCATCTTTCTGCCCATATTCGTTTAATTTTCGTTTATTAATTAATCTTCTGCGCTTCCCTGCCGGTCAGCTTCTCCCACCTTGCGATGATCACGTCGCAGTAGTGAGGGTCAAGCTCCATCAGGTAAGCCTTTCTTCCGAGTTGCTCGGCGGCAATAAGTGTCGTTCCTGAGCCGCCGAAAGTGTCCAGCACGTTGTCTCCAGCCTTGCTTGAGTTCTGCATCAGGTAGCCAAAGAGCTTGACGGGTTTCATCGTCGGATGATCACTATCTCTTGTAGGCATATCACAATCTATGACCGAAGCGGGAGTTGTGGATTTAAGTATTTGCTCGAGCAAAGACTTAGCTTCTGCAGCTTTCATTTTCTTTACATCAACTTCTGCGCTATCCGGGATTACAGTGCTTTCTTTGCGTGAATTGCAGAAATAATGAGCCCCTTCTTTCCACCCATACAAGCAAGGCTCGTGCTTCCAATGATAGTCGTTATGCCCGAGGACAAAGTGATTTTTGTTCCATATAAGCTCTTGACGCACTTTAAGGCCATTCTTCTCAAGTGCTTGCTGAAATGCCACGTACTCCTTGGTCGCGAACCAGATATAGAATGGAGCCCCGTCTTTAAGTTGCGGATATGATGCGGCAAATGCCGCATCAAGGAACATTCTAAAGCTCAGAGAGTCCATATTATCGTTTTCGATTTTCATATTTTGCGAATTACGAACATTTACATTATACGGCGGGTCTGTCAGCCAAAGGTCAGCTTTCACCCCCCCATCAGGGTTTTGACAGTCTCCAGGTCTGTGGAGTCGCCGCACATCAGTCGGTGGTCTCCGAGCTGCCATATATCGCCCGGCTTGCAGCGGACGAGGATTCCGTCCTTCTCCTCATCGAAGTCGTCTTCCTTGACTTCCTTGCGCTCTTCCTCCTGCTTGCCTTCCTGTTCCATTTCCCACACTGGCACACCCCAGTCGGGGAGGCGGCCATTGTCCCACTCATTGGCAAGGGCGTCGTAATCCCAGGCACCGAATGAGCCGTTGTCCTTGATGACGATCTCCTTGAGCTTGTCGAGCGGTGTGCCTTCCGAAACGATGAAGCACGGCACGTCCTTCGCTTTGTTCTTCTTGCTTCCCTCGTAGCGGAGGTTTCCACCGAGTATGACGTACTTGCCTTGATGAGGCAAAACGATGAGAGGCCGCGCCTCGAGGAGCTCGGGTGTCTCCTTGAGGCTGGCGGCTATTCTGTTAATCTCTGCCTGGGTCCACGTTCTCGGATTGCGAGGCAGGCCCTCGATCTGCCCGGTGTTCTGCTCGAGCTGCGAGAGCGGCAGTCTTGTTGTGTATTTCGTAAGGTCCATTTTTGCTGCTTTGTTTTGAATCATATATTCTCCGGCTTTCCTCCCCAGCCTTCCACGGTGGAGATGATGCTTATCTTGACGTTGGCGCAGTTCAGGGCGCAAAGCCAGCGCTCGCCAGTGTATCTGTTTGTGTTGGTCATCCACAAGACGTCTCCGTCGATGCGTGTCACGTCTCCGATGAGCTTGCGATGCCGCGCCTTCTCATCGACGTAGTAGACGACCACGCGCTTGTCCAGGAACTCCGAGTACTGCTCAGCGGCGAAGCCCGAGCCTGCCGATGCCGGGAAGTCGAAGTACTGATCGCCGGTGTTTCCGTTATTGTTGTTTCTGCTGTTATTCATTGCTGTTCAATCTCGTATATTGCTAATATATTCAAGAGCGTGCCTTGCGTGGCACTTCTACGTCCTACTTGCGTCCGCGTTGCGCTTGCGAGCCTTGTACTGGCGGCTTGCCTCTGAAGCAATGCGACTCATCGCATAGAGAACTTCCCGGGCCATGCAGAGAGTCGGCTGTCCTGCCCCCTCGAGGTTCCAGTACCAGACGGGACTCCGGCGAGAGCCGCTGTTGGTGACCACTCCCTCTGTCAGGAGGGCACGAAGGATGAGAGTCTTCTTGTTGCGTATGGCCGAGACGGCAGAGCTTCTCACGACTTCGCCCAAGCTCAGGGTCACAGGCTTGACGGAAGTCTTGGTGTATATCTCCATCAGGAGCTTCAGCATCTCCATCGGTGCTATGGGATTAGGCTCCCATTGTTTGTTGCTGTTGTATTGCATGTGATGTCAATTTATTTGCATTTTTAGTCAATTACTACATTCCGAAGACGAGCATCGCGGCATCCCTTGCGTGGCGTTGGTCCGCTTGGTCCAGCGGGTGAGGGCGGCGAATCTTTCTGCGCTGAGCTTGGTCGCTCCCTTCTGCGGAGGCTTCGCCCAGTAGTCGATGCGATGAGCCTTCAGGAAGTCTTCCCAGATGGCTGAGTCTCTCTTGACAGAGCCGGCGCCCATGAGCTTGCCTCGGTACTCGGACAGGTTCCTTTCCTTCTCGAAGAACTTGCGCTGCCTGGCATCCTCGAAGATGACTCTGGTGCGCGGATCGGCGCTCACGATGTCAAGTGTCTTCTCGAGGGCCTGGTCTATCCTGAGGGATGAGACCTCGAGAAACTCGCGGCTGGTGGAGTCCCACACGGCGAAGCCGGTGTTCACTCCTGGGTCTATTCCGATGTAGAGCATTTGTCTATCAATTTAAGTTCAACTTCCATCGGGCTATTCTCGAAGGTCACTTCGGGATAGAGCCTTTTGTCCAGTCTTTCATATAGCCTTATTCCTACGGAAAGACCTGCTTCTTGAATAGCAGCAGGAATCCATCTTCTCTTACCTTTGGTGAGCCTTGGCTTCCCTGCGTAAAAGAATAGTTCCCCATTGCCATCCCTTGCTACATAGAACTTTTTTCTCATACCAAATACTCCTTGTTAAAATACCCTTCCTTGATTGCTTCCTCTAAACAATTGATGATGTTTTCATACACTCCTTTTGGGGAGCAGAAATTTCGTCTCACCCATATACTTTTAGGACTTTTAAATATTACATCGTCTTCTTCAAGAGAGATGCGAGGATATAATAGTTCATCTTCGCCTTCGTATTTCTTGATTTTACCTAATAGTTCCCATAATCTGTGCAGCGACCAAGCGGGGATGTCGTTTGGATTGTCAAGAGGATTTAGGGCAGTTATAAAGTATATCCCCATACCATTAGTCCTATGGCACATATCCGCAGTCTCCTTCTTGAGACCTAATGCCAAGAGTCTTTCCGACTGCTCTCTTGTTGTGCATATCTGTGATTTGAAATTCATTTCCTTTCCTCCTCTAATTTTTTAAGGTTATACATCATCATGAATATCACGGCAGGGACACCGAATATCTCCTCGCATCTCTTTGCTTGCTTGGTTGTGAATCCTCGCTTATTCGTAAGGATATCGCACATTACAGGAGTGCTTATTCCTATCTTCTCTGCGAGTTCTCGTTGATTCATTCCTGCATCGGTCATAAAGACCTTGATAAATTGTCCGAATGTCATTTCCTTTCCTCCTTTTCTATCATCTTCTCCACGAGGGCGTGGGAGGTTGCTGTTGCTATGTCAACGATTTCATCTTTCGGTGTTCTGCCTTTAAGTCCTCCAATGTTAGGAAGAATTGTCATTAACCCCTGCATCGCCATTCCTGCGTACTGATGCTCAAGGCGAGTCCAGTAGTCATTAGGAATAAGAAATTCTAATTCATTTTCATCATAAGTTGTTGGAAATTTATTATTATCTTGAAATGTAGAAATTTCTACAATCTCTCCAGTTGCTATTACTCTTGCTTTTTTCATAATTCAATCCTTTTATTTAAAAATCTCCCTAACAGTTGTCTGCGGTTCATTTCCCGTGTTGTGTATTGCGTCTCAGCGCAGGGTTACTGGTTTGGAGATTGGTACTGTTAACCCTTTTTCCCGATATTATATTTCTCGCGCACCGCTTTTATGATACTGCCGCCGTAAGAGTCCTTCGTAATCTCAAGGAAGTATTCGACTGTGTAGTCAGCTTTCAGGTCTATTCCCTTATCCGCGCAGAATTGCTTACGCCCCATCTCGCAAGAGCCTGTCAAGACATTGTGCCACCTAAACAGGTCTTCGCATGGATGAACACCATCAAGGGAAGGATGCTCTTCTATAAAAGCATCTATTCTCTCCTCCTCACTCATGTTCTGCTGATACTTGGCGAGGGCATCCCTCTGAGCCGCGTGCAAGGTCTCTCCGTGCGCAAAGTAGTTTCCGCATCGAGCAATATAGCAAGGCTTGAGCGTTTTGTCCTTGTTGATTATATGACCTACGGCATACAGCCCTTTCACATTGTCGATGAGGGTAGGAAGTCCATCAACTTGATACACCCGCTGCCTGTTGTATGACTTTAAGCCATCGCCATAGCCATCGCCATCGCCATCGCCATCGCCATAGCCAGAGCCAGAGCCATAGCCATAGCCATAGCCAGAGCCATCGCCATAGCCAGA